TCAAGCTTTCTTTCGTCTTTCAGTAGACGACATGAAGCTGAAGCAAGAACTGGATAACTACAAAGAACTTCAGTCGCAGTTTGATCAGCAACTGTCCCTGATGGAACGTTCCGTCATGCGGGACATTGAAGAATCAGGTGATCGCACTGCACTGTTTGAAGCTCTCAAGCACCTTATTATTGGCGGCAACGCGCTGCTTTACGTTTCTGAAAATGGTACCAGGGTATATCCACTCAAATCGTTTGTACTTAATCGTGATCCTGAAGGCAATATCCTCGAGGTTGTTGTACGGGAAGAAGTTAATCCAGAAGTCCTGCCAGAAGGTGTTGCACCTAAACAAACTCAAGGTGGGTTTGTAGATAAGACTGTGTTTCTCTACACCCACGTCAAATGGGATTACAAGAAGGATCGTTGTAACTGGTATCAAGAGGCTTACAACAAACAGATCGGTAAGTCTGGTTCTGTTCCTATTGAGAAGAGCCCTTGGATCCCTCTGCGGATGTTCCGAGTTGCTCATGAAGCGTATGGTCGTGGTTATTGCGAAGAGCTTCTGGGGGACCTGAAAAGCCTTGAGTACCTCAGCAAAGCCATTGTTGAAGGATCTGCAGCAGCCGCCAAGATCATCTTCCTTTGCAATCCAAACGGTACGACACGTCCTGACGCTCTTGCTCGGGCTGCCAATGGATCAATTGTGGCAGGCAACCCAAATGACGTGGCTCCTCTGCAAATGCAAAAGCAAGCAGATCTCACGGTTGCTCTCAACACCATTGCACGGATCGAGCAGCGGTTGAGCTTTGCGTTCCTGCTTAACAGTGCTATCCAAGCTGGTGCTAGCGGTCGTGACCGGGTGACAGCAGAAGAGATACGAATGGTTGCACAGGAGTTGGAAGCAGGTCTTGGAGGCATATACTCCATCCTCAGCGTTGAGCTTCAACTCCCGCTGGTCAACCGGAAGATGGCTCTTATGGAACGTCAAGGTCGTCTTCCGAAACTTCCTAAGAACATTGTTAAGCCTCAAATCACCACTGGTCTTGACGCCCTCGGTAGAGGTAACGACAAAGCCAAGCTCATTGAGTTCTTACAAACCATTGCCGGTACTCTTGGTCCAGAGACTCTTGCCCGGTTTGTTAACAGTCGAGAGCTTATTACTCGTCTTGCTGCTTCTGATGGCCTTGATACATACAAGCTCATCAAGAGTGACGAGGATCTTATGGCTGAAGAGCAGCAACAAGCTATGATGATGCAGCAACAAATGGCTATGCAAGATCCTAATAACGATCCTGCTAAACAAGCCGCTCTCGTTAAAGCTGAAAATGACTCAATCCGGGCCGGTCAAGAAGTCGCTGCTGGAGCAGCCGGTTTCTGAAGTTAAAGAAGAACCAAAGAAAGAAGCACCTAAGTCCAAGATGGACTTGCTCATTGAAGAGCTAAAGGCTAAAAAGCCTGAGGTGTATGAACAGTACGTGGCTGCTGCAAAAGCAAAACGCCCTGTTTGGATCTATCCTGATCTGACCGTTCGTATTGGTTGATCACCATGGAAGTTATCGCTGATAATTTCTTGTCTGAACAAACTGGCCCTTATAGCCAGCAAGACATTGAAACTCTTCAAGAAGCTGAGCGTGCTGAACAGCAACAAGCTCAAGAAGAACTGATTGGTGGCAAATTCAAAAGCCCTGATGATTTGCTCAAGGCTTATCAAGCTCTTGAACGGAAACTGGGCAGCCGTGAGCCACTAGAAGAGCAAGACTCTTTTGATGACACTGAACAGGACCAAGAGCCTGTTGTGCTGTCTCAAGAAGATGAGTCCACCATTATGGAAAGTATTGGTGGTCAAGAATCTTTTGAGTCTGTTCAAACGTGGGCTCGAGAGAATCTTGATGCTGGTGAGCTTGAGGCGTATAACCGTGAAGTTAATAGCGGTGATTACTACCGAGCTCGTAACGCTCTTCAATCGCTTTACTTTGCGTTTAAAGAGAACGCTGGCTATGAGCCTGATCTGATTGGTGGAAAACTCTCTGGTAATAGCAGTGATGTGTTCCGTTCAAGCCAAGAAGTAATGGCTGCTATGAACGACCCTCGGTATTTGCAAGATCCTGCTTATACCCAAGACGTACAGGATAAGTTGCTTCGTAGCGACGTTCTGGGTCCTAGGGGTTAGTATTTCATTAGCGAACGTAAACATTGTTGCCGCTGAGGCGATAACAACAGTGCGAAGCGAGCGCGTTAACATTCCCTACCTACTACCTAACGATGCCTGACTTTGCATCTCTTGGCCGGTTGGGTGGACTTAATGGCGTTCAATACAACGCTGGTTCCGCCTCCGGTAACTACGAAAAGGAAAACGCTAATTTCCTTAAAATCTTCTCTGGTGAAGTTCTGACCACGTTTAACCGTGAGACGATCTTCAAAGATCTGACCATGAAGCGCTCGATCTCTTCGGGCAAATCTGCTTCCTTCCCGATCACGGGTCGTTTCTCTAGCCGTTACCACCGTCCTGGTGATTTCATCACTGGTCAAGGTAACAAAGGAATGATTGGCGAAAAGATCATCACCATTGATGACCTGCTGATCGCTGATGCTTCCATCTACGATCTTGATGAAGCCAAACTTCATTGGGACGTTAGAAGCATCTACTCCACGGAATTGGGCAGGGCTCTTGCTAGGGCTTATGACCAACGCCTTGCTCGCACCATTCTGGCTGCTACTGAGTCTGATGGTCGTATCAAGGACTGGGATTCCAAGCGCTTCCAACTGAACGCAGGTACCTACGCTTCGGCTACCTCTGGTGTCGTCACCCTGAGCGCCAACTTCCAAACCGCTGAGCTCGCTTACTGGGCCGTGGGTGAAGTGGTGTATGGCGAGACCTCTGGTGCTTACGGTGTTATCACCACTGCTCCTACCAACGGTGCAGCCACCTTCGGTATCAACCCCCTGGGTGCTATTGGTACTGGTACTAACGCTCAGTTCAGTGTTGGCGAGCGTCTGTTCGTTCTGAACTCCATGCCTGGTGGTACCTCCATCACTGGTATTGACCTGAACGGTGCTGCTGACCGTAACGCTCGTGGCGATCTGATCGTCGAGAACCTGTTCAAAGCTTGTCAGGCTCTTGATGAAAAGGATGCTCCTAAGGAAGGCCGTGTGGTTGTTCTGACCCCTGGTGCTTACTACGACGTTCTGAACAGCGACCGTGCCATCAACACTGACTTCAACGGTGGCAATGGTTCTAACGGTACCTTCGGTGGTAACCGTGTTGCTTCTGTGGCTGGTTTCCGTCTTCTGACCTCTAACCACCTGGGCATCAACGGCTACACCAACGGTCAAACCTACGCTGGTCTGAGCAACCAAGCTGCTGTGACCCGTGGTGAGCGTCCTAACTACATCAACGGTAAGGACGGTTCTGACGGTTCCGCTGCTGCTGGTACCTACGACTACTACCAAGATGAGCAGGGTAACACCTCCTCCATCGCTAACTGCTTCGGCCTGTGCTTCACCAAGGAAGCTGTGGGTACTGTGTCCCTGAAGGACGTTTCGATGCAGATGACTGGTTCTGAGTACCGTGCTATGACGCAATCGACCATGATGGTTGCTAGCTACGCTGTGGGTCACGGCATTCTGCGCCCTGAGTGCGCTGTGAGCCTCCTGAGTGATGGTAACCCGTACTAAGTCTCAGACTTATTACTTCCTAATTAGCTTCTAGTTAATTACCAATACAATGAGGGGAGGCAGAAATGTTTCCCCTCTTTTATTGCAATAATGGCGACTAGCAAACTCAGTGCAGTTAATACGCTTCTTGCCATTATTGGCGAAGCTCCTGTAAATAGTCTTAACGCTCCTTTGACAGGCGACGCTAGCCTTGCGGAGCGTACCTTGGATGAAGTCAGTCGTGAAGTCCAGGGAGCAGGTTGGTCCTGGAACACGATGCTGTATGACTCAATTCCTTTGGACGCTTCTACAGGTCAGTCCCAACTACCTAGCAACACTCTTGCAGTGCGGTTCAATCCGCTTTCATATCCTTCACAAAGGTTTGTTCTTCGCGGTTTGCGGCTTTTTGATCGCGTTAAGAATACATACGATTTGAGGAACAGTCTTGGTGTTGCTGTTACAGGTAACACGAGTGACCTTGTAGCTGAAATTGTGGAGGAGCTTGATTGGGACAGCATCCCAGAGACAGGGCGTAGATACATCACAATTCGTGCTGCACGGATGTTTTCAAATCGTGCAGTGACCTCTTCAAGTATTGAAGCTTATACAGGGGAGGATGAGGAGAGGGCTCTTCAAACCCTGAAGCGTACTGAGGATATGTCACAAAACTACAACTACATCAGTGGTCCTGACGATATGTATGGTGGCCGTGTGATTACTACTTTTGGTCCTGATATCCTGAACCGCTGATGTCACGAGAACTTTTTAGCCAAATCATTGGACCGCTCAACAAGGGCGTAAACCAGCAAGCAGATAGTTTTGTGTTGCCTGGTTTTGCCAAGGTCCTCGAGAACGGTGTTTGTGACCTTGTAGAAGGTCTTAAAAAGCGTCTTGGTTCAGTGCCGGTAAAACGGATTGATACCCTGACCAAAAACGCTGGTGGTCTTACTCTTACTAATCCAATCAAGTGGGATGAAGCTTGGGTATTTGTTTACAACCGAAGCAGCGATGAACGCTTTATTCTCGTTGTTGCTGACGATAGCCGTACCGTTAGTCGTACTGGAAACATTACTAACGGGTCTGCAGTAGTAGCTTCTGTAAGCTCTATGACAGATTTGTTTGTCGGAGCTGGAGTAACTGGTAGTGGTATTCCTGCTGGTACCAAGATTGTCGATATTGATATTGCTGGTTCTCGCATCACTCTCAGCAAAAACGCCACTGCTACGACAACAGGTGTAACTCTTACTGTTGAATCCAGCTACACCTTTGTTACTGGTGTTTCTAACGTCGAACCTATTAGCGGCCTTCTTCCTGAGGTAGTTCCTGTTGAGCAATCTTTTAGCAACATTACCTCCACCAATCTTGGCTACTTACGTGGATCTGGCAGGGCTCGTGATCGGTTTAGGGCTACGTCGTTTCAAGATTATGTCTTCGTAACTAATATCCAAAAGGAGACTGCTTACGACGCTACAGAGACTCTGACTCGTTACAACATCAGTAACATCAGCAGCACCTACAGGCCTACCAAAGCTCAGGTGTGGGTCAAGCTGGTTGATTACGACACGATGTATGAAATTGATATTGAGCTAGATAACGGGGATGTTATTAGTGGTCATTACCTAACTCCTTCTCTTACTGACTCTGCTGGTGATCCAAACGTTGTCAGTTCGGAAGATATTGCTGCTCGACTGGTAAGTTTTACCGAAACTATTAGTGGTTCAACTTCTATTGGCAGCTCTACTATCACAAGTATTACGGCTACTGATATTAAGAAAGTATTCCCAGGTGAAACTGTAAGTGGCACTGGCGTTCCAGCTAATACGTTTGTCGGCTCTGTAAACACTGTTGCTCTTACGTTTACTCTGGTCAACGAGGCTGGAACTGCTGTAAACGCCACTGCTAACGGTTCTACAACCCTGACCCTTGGTGATGGCTTAGATCAAACTGATATCAACAACCAACTGACGTTTGAGGTCAAAGGTTCTCAAATCTTGATTGGCCTTACAAGCGCCTCTAGGTACATCAAAAGCATTGTTGCTGCTGATGCTCGAGGTAATACTTTGATGGCTGGTTTTTCAAATCAAGTCACAAGCATTATTGAGCTACCTTCTAACTCTTGGGAGGGCTATACGGTCCTTGTGGCTCCTGATGGATCCTCTGATCAAAGTTCGTACTACCTTAAATTCAACGCAGAGAACACAACCACTAACGGTACTTTTGGTCGTGGTGTGTGGGAGGAGTCTGCTGGATGGGGAACTAGAGGGCTTCTAGATGACAACACGATGCCTCATGCGTTTGTCTATTACAGGAACGCTAGTGGCCTTGTACGGTTTACTTTCCAGCCGTTTAGCGGGACTACTTACACCGATAGCACTGTTTCAATTGCCATTCCAGGTTGGGAGCAACGACTAGCTGGTGATGAGGATGAACTTCCTGGTCCTTCGTTTGTTGGCTATCCAATCAACGATGTTGTGTTTTTCAAAAACCGTCTTGGGTTTGTCAGTGGTGAAAACGTCATCCTGAGTGAGTCTGGTTCTTACTACAACTTTTGGCAGCAATCAGCTCTTCAAGTTGTCGATAGCGATCCTATTGACCTCACTGCTGTCAGTAACGATGTTGCGGTGTTGAATTACGCCCTTCAGCAGCAGGACGAACTTGTACTGTTCTCTAACGAAAACCAGTTCCGTCTTTACTCTGGTGACAACGTTACGTTCAGTCCTGAGACAGCTTCTGTAGGCCGTATTAGTTCCATCAGTATGGAACCATTTGTAAAGCCGGAACAAGTTGGACCTCAAGTTATCTTCCCTGTTAAAGAAGGAGATTTCACTGGTCTTCATACGTTCATCACGACTGACCGTACTGTTGGTATCAACCTGGGTCAAACAGCAGTTATTACAGAGACGATCCCTAAGTACATTCCAAAGAACGTTGACTCTCTTGCTGTTAGCCGTACTGATCAGTATTTGGTTGTCCTTAGTAAAGATGACCCTGACTCGTTGTACGTCTACCAGTTCTTCTGGGAGGCCTCTGGAGGCTCGCTAACCAACAGACAGAACGCTTGGCATAAGTGGACCTTCCCTAACAAGAACATCTATTGGTGTGACTTTGTAGAGGGCACTCTGTTCAGCCTTGTCAGCTACAACAATTCTGGTACTACTGAGTACTACCTTGAGGGTCTGAACGCTTCTAGACCGCCTCAATCCAGCAACGACCTGTTCCTGTTGGATAGGCAGTTATCGAGTTCCATTACGACTGATCTAGGTGCCGTAACGTTCACCTATAACGCTGGTACTAACAAAACTACTGTTAACCTGCCGTATCGGACTGTTAACACCAGTCAGTTTGCCATCATTAAAGTCGATACCTCAGATGCCAATGAATCAGAGAAACGTTGGATCGTGGCTAATAGTGTCCCGGCTGGTGTTACTAGTTTCGTTTGCGATAGCCTTGGGGACTTTTCAAGCAGCTCTTGGGTCTTTGGTGAGCAATTTACGTTTACTTACCGACCGCCTCAGCTCATGCCTTACAGCAGAACAGCGACTGAGAACACTTTTATTGGCAATCGTACTGGTCGTTTGCAGTTGCGATATCTTGATGTTTATTACAGCGATGCAAGGTACTTCACTGTTGAAGTGACTCCTAAGTTCAGGGATAAAGTTACTTACGAGTTTGACCGTCGAGACCCTCTTAACGGCAACATCGTAATCAGTGAGGAAGAGCCGTTTGAAGAGGCTAAATATCGTGCCTATATTCAAAGCAAGAACGACCAAGTTACAGTGGAGCTAGTGAACAACAGCATCGACCAGGCTAAGTTCATTGCTCTCGAGTGGACTGGTCTTTACTTTGATGTTGCGAGGAAGTACGGCTAATGACATCTTCAAACTTTAGGCTTGATTTGGATCCTGTAAAAGATCTAGGTCTTGGCGGTAAAGGCAGTAAAGGTGGCAGCGGTATCTTTGAGCTGCCTTCAATACTGAGTATTGCTCAATTTGGTATTGGAGCTACTGCAGCCATCTTTGATTACAAAGTACAACAAGCAGAAACAGCTCGTTACAACGCTGCAGCTCAAACAGAGTTCTGGACTCGTTACGCCGCTCAAAGTGCTGAGAACTACCGTAACTATGAAGTTCAACTGAACTCTTGGTATCGGGAATCTGATTACGTTGAGCGTCGTAGACAGTATGAGCAACAGTTAGCAGAACAGCAAGCAACGTTTAAAGGTGCTGTGACTACTGCTGCTACCAAGAACTTTGAGAAGCAGCTAGCGGACCTCGAGGGGCAGTTCTACGAAGAGGAAGCTAAAGAGACGATTGAGATTGAAAACATCCGAGCTCAAACAATCTCTGCTGCTGCCAAGAAAGTTGCTGGTGGTCAAGTCGGTAGATCTGTTGTAAACCTTCAAAACCAATACAGCCAACAGTACTTGGCTAACCTAAGCAACCGTCAAATTACACGTAATTTCAGGATTGCAGATAAGGTTCGAGCTGGTGAAGC